GGTTCCTGGTTTTACAATGTCAATGAAAACAAGACCACTAACAATAGGAAAATTAGACGCTTATTTAAGAGATAAAGCAATTACAATTCAAGGAAAAAGAACGTTAGAAGAAATGAGAACTTTTATATGGAGAAATGGAAAACCTGAAGCACAACAAGGGTACAATGATGATTTAGTTATGTCCTTTGGTATAGCAATGTACATGAGAGATACAGCATTTAAATTTAAACAACACGGGGTAGATTTAACTAAAAGCATGTTAAATAATATGGGTTCTAGTAATACTAAACATATAGGAGCTTATACCCCAACAACAAATAAAAACCCTTATAAAATAGATAATCCCTATTCTGGCGGAGAAGAGGACATTAGCTGGCTTTTATAATATTTATATAATATATACGTTATGGCAGATACAAGATTATTTTCAAGACTTAAAAGATTATTCTCAACAGATGTAATAATTCGTAACCAAGGCGGCAATCAGCTTAAGGTTATGGATATAAACAAAATCCAACAATCAGGGGAATATGAAAATAATTCATTGGTAGATAGGTTTAATAGGTTATATTCTACATCACCTACTTCACTATATGGTTATCAAAGTAACTTTAATTACCAAACATTAAGACCACAGCTATACTCAGAATACGACTCAATGGATACAGATGCTATTATAGCTTCTGCTTTAGATATTATAGCAGATGAATCTACACTTAAAAATGATATGGGTGAAGTATTATCTATACGCTCATCTGATGAAAATATCCAAAAAATACTATATAATTTATTTTATGATGTTTTGAACATAGAATTTAATCTATGGCCTTGGGTTAGAAATATGTGTAAATATGGAGATTTTTTCCTTAAACTAGAAATAGCAGAAAATTTTGGTGTTTATAATGTTATACCTTACAATGCATTTCATATTGAAAGATTAGAAGGACAAGACCCAGACAACCCATCTGATATTCAATATGCATTTAACCCAAATGGGGTTTCAGCAGGTGGTTATGGTTATTACAATGTTCCAAATGCTGGAGATATAAACCAAAATGCTATTATATTTGATAATTATGAAATGGCTCATTTCAGGCTATTAACAGATACAAATTTTCTTCCATATGGCAGATCATATATAGAACCAGCGCGTAAACTGTTTAAACAATACGTTCTAATGGAAGACGCAATGTTGATACATAGAATAGTAAGAGCACCTGAAAAGCGCATTTTTTATATGAACGTAGGTAATATCCCACCTGCTGAAGTAGAAAACTTTATGCAGAAGACTATTTCTAAAATGAAACGTACACCTTTTACAGACCCACAAACCGGAGAGTATAATCTTAAATACAACATGCAGAACATGTTAGAAGATTTTTACATACCAGTTAGAGGTAATGATACAGCAACTAAAATAGACACCACACCAGGATTACAGTATGATGGTATTGCTGATGTAGAGTATTTAAGAGATAAATTATTTGCAGCACTTAAAGTACCTAAAGCATTTATTGGATATGAAGGTGATGTTGAAGGTAAAGCTACACTAGCAGCACAAGACATCAGATTTGCTCGTACAATAGAAAGAATTCAAAGAATACTAGTATCTGAACTACAAAAGATAGCATTAGTACATTTATATACACAAGGATACAAAGATGAAAGTTTAACTAACTTTGAATTAGGTTTAACAACACCATCAATCATATACGATCAAGAAAGAGTAGCGTTAATGACAGAAAAAATGACATTAGCACAATCAATGTTAGATAGTAAAATCATTCCTACCGATTGGATATACGAAAACATATTCCACTTTAGCCAAGATGAATTTGATGAATATAGAGATTTAGTACAACAAGACCAAAAACGTAATTTTAGATTAAATCAAATAGAGGCAGAAGGTAATGATCCGTTAGAAACAGGTAAATCCTATGGTACACCACATGATTTAGCTTCATTGTATGGTTTAGGAAGAACACAATCCGACCCAGGTAACGTACCAGATGGATATGATGAAAAAAATCCACTAGGAAGACCAAAAGTAAAAAATACAGATAGAGGCACTCAAGATAACGCATTTGGTAAAGATCCACTAGGTAGAAAAGGTATGAAAAAAGATGATAATGAATCTAGTAGATTAAGACCATCATTTAAGGGCGGTTCTCCACTAGCAATGGAACAAAAAAACATGCTTAAAAAAGCCCCAGGTCCAAAAAGAACGGGCAAAAAATTAGTTTTCGAAGAAGAAATAAACGGAAATGGGTTGCTAGATGAAAAACAGTTGAAAGAGTAAAAATTCTTTATATATTTATAAATAAACCAAATCGCGTAGAATGAACATTAAACATTCAAAGTATAAAAATACAGGTATTCTTTTTGAGCTTTTAGTTAGACAGATAACGGCTGATACCTTAGACGGTAAAGATTCACCTGCAAGCAAAATACTAAAAGAATATTTTGTTAAAACAGAATTAGGTAGAGAATACAAATTATATGAGACTTTATTTAAAAAAACTAGTATAACAGAAACTAAAGCAGATATTACAATTACAACTCTATTAGAAACATCTAAAAGTTTAAATAGGAGTGCTTTAAGAAGACAAAAATATAATTTAATTAGTGAAATCAAAAAACATTATGATGTAACTAAATTTTTCTCTCACAAATTACCTCACTACAAAGTACAAGCAGCATTTTACACTTTAATAGAAAGTTTTTCTCAAGAAACTCCTCAAAATGCTCAACAAGTTATAGACAACAAAATCACAATTTTAGAACACCTATCAGCTGCACCAGTATCAGAAGAAAAAGTAAAAGAGGATGTAATCAAAGAATTTCAAGAGTACGATAAGGATTTAAGAACCTTAACATACAGGGTTTTATTAAACAAATTCAATAACAAGTATGAAAATTTACTAGAAGGTCAAAAAGAAATTCTTAAAGAACTTATCACATCAATAGACAATACACCTAGATTAAGAGAATTTCATAATTTAAAAGTAAATGAAATTAAAGAATCCTTAAATGAATTAAGCACAACAATTACAGATAAAGTTACTAAGATTAAAGTTGAAGAAGTAATAAAAATATTACCAACATTAGATAAAACATCTAAAGTAAAAGATGATGACTTAACTAACCTGTTACAATATTATGATTTAATAAATGAATTAAAGAATGTATAAGTTTAAGCTTAAAGAAATAGAAATAGGTGATACAGCAATTAGGAGGGGTAAAAAATCTACTGTTTCTGCTATTGATGATAAAACGGGTAGAATCGAATGGGACATAGTAGACGCCGCTGACTTTTCATCAGTATACAAAGCACTATCAAAAGCAAACGATTTTTTAAGTACATTAGAAAGAGAAGGTAAAGCTAAAGATGATGTAGTAATAGATGGGTTTGCAAAAGATATAGCAAATTTATTTAATGCATTTAGAACACACGTTAGAAAAAATTACCCAAAAGAATATGAACGTGTATCAAGATTAAAAGAAGAAGAAATTGATGAAACTTCTCTATCAGACAAATTAATAGAACCTTTTGATAAAGCTATTAAAAGTGGTAAATTAGGTTTAGAAAAAAATAAAGAGCTACTTGACAAAATCACCCAACTTACAAAAAGTTTAAAAGAAGGTCACGGTTTAAGTCCAACAGATTTAGACTATTTAGAAGGTTTAGCTAATAGAACTGAAAATGTAATTCTAAAAAAAATAGTAAACCAATTAAGAGGGCAAGTTGAAGAAGGTATATTTGATAAAAAACTAGATTCTTCAATCACTACTATCTTAAAAAAAGAAATAAGTGATATTCTTAAAAAGAATCCAAATTTTAAACCAATAGATATTGCTAGAGTTTTAAACCCTAAAGATCCTGAACTGCTTTTAACAAGATTTAACTTTGTTAATGAAGCATTTAGTAAAAAGGATTGGGATGTAAAATGGAAGATGCCTAAAGACAATTTGTTTAATGCAACTAAAACTACGGATGCTGTTAATAATAGATACAACGCGCTGCAATCCTTATTGAAGTCAAAGC